CAGAAAAACAAAGAAAATCAAACTCCATTTAAACTGGTATTCAGCAAAGCACCAACCAACACTGAAGTTCAAGTAATTGGCCAGTATCTTAAACAGTGGTGCAAGATACAAGAATTTGAAAAGCGTATCTTTAAAATTATTAGAAACGTGTTTAAGTTTGGCGATCAGTTCTTTATTAGAGATCCAGAAACACAAAAGTGGTTTCATGTTGATCCAGCCAATGTAACTAAAATTATTGTTAACGAATCACAAGGCAAACGTCCAGAACAGTATATTGTCAAAGACATTAACATTGCCTTTGAAGCACTGAGTGCAACAAAAATCAACACAAATCAAGCATATGGCCCAGGCGGCGGCGCTGGCTATCAAACACTTGATCAAAAATATATGACAGGAAGAACACCTGACAGCAACAACAGTAGATTTGGCAACGAAGCAAATGAAACAGCAGTTGATGCACAACATGTGGTTCACTTGTCAATGAGCGAAGGATTAGACCAAAACTTTCCTTTTGGCAACAGTTTGCTAGAAAGTATTTTCAAAGTATACAAGCAAAAAGAACTGCTTGAAGATGCGATTATTATCTATCGTGTCCAACGTGCGCCTGAGCGCAGAGTATTCTACGTTGATGTGGGCAACATGCCATCACACCTTGCTATGCAGTTTGTGGAGCGTGTAAAAACGGAAATTCATCAAAGAAGAATCCCATCCAAGACAGGCGGTGGCCAAACAGTCATAGACAGCAGTTACAACCCGCTATCAATTAACGAAGACTACTTCTTTCCTCAAACTGCTGAAGGCCGCGGCAGTAAGGTTGAAACACTACCAGGCGGAACAAATCTGGGAGAAATTGACGATTTAAAGTATTTTACAAACAAATTACTACGTGGCTTGCGTATTCCTTCGAGCTACTTGCCAACTGGCGCAGATGACAGTGCAAGCCAATACAATGATGGTAGAGTGGGCACAGCGTATATTCAAGAATTGCGTTTCAACAATTATTGCGAACGCTTGCAAAGCATGATTACTGATGTTTTTAACAATGAATTCAAACTGTATCTCAATAAGAAAGGTATCAATGTCGATGTTGCTATGTTTGATCTAAAACTGCAACCTCCGCAAAACTTTGCAAGCTATAGACAAGCTGAACTTGATAACAACAGAATATCAACTTTTGCACAAATGCAACAAATTCCGTTTATTTCCAATAGATTTGCTCTTGGACGTTTCTTAGGATTGAGCAAAGAGGAAATTGCAGAAAACGAAAGACTGTGGCGTGAAGAAAACGACGAATACTTTAATGCAGGTGATGTTGATGCGGCAGCACAATTAAGAGATGCAGGTATCACCGGAAGCGACATCAATAATGATTTAGAAGCTACAGCAGGAGATGAAGTAGAAACTGACGATATTGCAGCTGGAGGTGACGAAACTGCGGTAGGAGCAGACGATACTGCAACAGAGGCATAAATAATACTATGATACTACGTGAGTTATATTATTTTGATAAACAGACTATGGAACCCAAAGAGGACCAGAGATACATCGCCGACGACGATGAAACACCAATTTCAATGGATGATACAAGAAAAACTAGACTCACGCTAAAAGATATAAACAGGGCACGTAGGGCAGACGATGCTCATAAAAGAGAAGCTGAAAAAGACTTACTATATGTTAGGGCAATGTATGGACTAGCTGCTCAAGGTGGTGAAGAAGCAGTAGCATAGGAGTCAATTATTGCCCAAAGTATATATTCCTGGCGAAACTAAAGCTCAAAGAAAAGCAAGAAAAAAAGAAGAGAAAGCAGCTATAAATCAAGCAGCTAAACTTCATGCACGGGTAAGAGAATTACCTAAACCTCCTCCGCCACCTATAAGCCCAGGTCCTAGTGATCAAATAAAACAAAATGACACTTGTTTTGTATTAGGCAATGGAACCAGTAGAAAAGGCATAATTTTAGAAGAACTACGCCCGCTTGGCACAATTTATGGTTGTAATGCTTTGTATAGAGAGTTTATTCCTGATTATTTGGTAGCAGTTGATACAAAAATGATTAGGGAAATATCAACTAACGGTTATCAACACAAGTATCCAGTATGGACAAATCCTAACAAGTATAGTAGAAGTGTGCAAAATATAAACCTATTTCAACCTAATCTTGGTTGGAGCAGTGGACCTACTGCATTGAACTTTGCAAGTCAACAAAAACCCAAAGAAATATACATTCTTGGTTTTGACTATCAAGGCATAGGTATTAGAAATGAATTGGTAAACAATATGTATGCTGGCACCGAAAACTATAAAAACATCAATGATAGAGCAACTTATTTTGGAAATTGGGAAAGACAAACAGCAAGTGTAATTCAAAAAAATCCAAAAATTAGATATATAAGAGTAGTTCCTGAAGAAGGATTTTTTACTCCAAAAAGTTTAGAAGGACACGATAATTTAAGACACATTACTATAGAAAAATTTAAAAAATCTTTAAAATTATCATAAGTGCGCACAAAATAGGCTCGTTTGAGCCCATTTCTGCGTATATTTTCCTATAAAGTGTAAATATAACTGACAGCCTTGACAATAAAGGAGAATGACATGACTGATCAAACAAAATTCGAGGAAATGCTCGAAAAACTAGTTAACGAGGACCGTGATGGCGCAGAAGCACTATTCCACGAAATCGTTGTAGAAAAATCAAGAGAAATTTATCAAAACATTTTAGACGAAGCTGACGAAGAAGTTGAAGAGACTACAGATGAAGAAGTAGATGAAGCAACTGACGAAGAAGTAGACGAGTCAGAAGATGACGATCTAGATGAAGCAACTGATGAAGAAGTTGACGAGTCAGAAGATGACGATCTAGACGAAATGTTTGGACTAGATGAGCCAGAAATGGAAGCAGATCCAGCAATGGACATGATAGGTGACATTGAAGGTGGCGACGAAGGCGACATGGACATGGACGACGAAGGCGACGACGACGAAGAAGCCGAAGGTCCAGAAGAAGCAATGGCTGATCTAGAAGATGCACTAGAAGCATTAAAAGCAGAATTTGAAAAAATGATGGGTGACGAAGAGCCAGGCGACGAAGAGCCAGGCGACGAAGAGCCAGAAGAAGAAGCAATGGCATTCGAAGCAGATGACGAAGAAGTTGAAGAAGCAGCTGACGAAGAAGTTGAAGAAGCAGCTGACGAAGAAGTTGAAGAGTCAAAAGAGGCAAAAACAGCAAGCGAACAAATGCGTGAGTATGTAGAAAAAATCACACCAAAAATGGGTGATACTGGCACAAACGGCACAAAATCAGCAGTAGCAGGTAAAAACGATATGGGCGGAACATCTGCAAATATCGCACAAGGTTCAGCTGATGAAAAAGGCGGAACAGGCGCAGCAGCACCAAAAGAAGATAGCGCAGGGAATGTTAACACTCCAGGCGGTAAGGCTTCAAAATCAATGAAGTCGCAAAGCCCAGCGAAAGCTGGAGAAGCAGCCAACAAAAAACCTGTAATGGGTGGCTGATAAGTTAAGGAGTTTAGATGTTTCGATTAACTGAATGTCTGAGTTTTGACCAAGCTAGAATGGTCGTTGAGTCTGCTGAAAACGATACAGGCGGTAAAGATTTGCACATGAAAGGCATCTTTATCCAGGGTGGAGTTCTTAACGCAAATAAGCGTGTCTATCCGGTAGAAGAAATTGGCAGGGCTGTCACCACGCTCAATGAGCAGATAGCTAACGGATACTCAGTGTGCGGTGAAGTCGATCATCCTGAAGGACTTAATATTAACTTAGATCGTGTAAGCCATATGATCACAGATATGTGGATGGATGGCCCAAACGGTTATGGTAAGTTGAAGATTTTACCAACTCCGATGGGACAACTAGTTAAAACAATGCTTGAAAGCGGAGTAAAATTAGGTGTTTCATCGAGAGGTAGTGGTGAAGTTGATAACCAAGGTAATGTCCAAGGTTTTGAAATAATCACTGTGGACGTTGTGGCTCAGCCCAGCGCCCCTGGTGCATATCCAACTCCAATTTACGAACAACTCATGAATGAAAGAGGTGGATATAAGGCATTTCTCACAAGTAGAGAAGTTCAAGGCGATCCAAAGGCACAAAAATACATTGCAGAGAGCTTATTAAACATAATAAGCAGGCTCCAATAAAGGAGAAAATAATGGAAGCACTAAAATCCCTTTTAGAAAGCGATGTAATTTCAGAAGCAATGAAACAAGAAATTGAAGAAGCGTGGAATAGTAAAGTGGAAGAAAACCGCCTTGCTGTTACTAGTGAACTTCGTGAGGAATTTGCAAAAAAATATGAGCACGATAAAGGTGTGATGATTGAAGCTATTGATACTATGGTAACTGAAAAGTTAACTGAAGAAATGGCTGAGTTTGCAGAAGACCGTAAGCAACTTGCTGAACAAAAAGCAAAATATGCAGTAGCTATGAAAGAAAATGCAAACTTGATGAATAAGTTTGTAACAGAAACATTAGCTAAAGAGGTCGGAGAACTACACGAAGATCAAAAAGCTATGGCTAACAAGTTTACCGTGCTTGAAGAATTTGTTGTTGAACAACTTGCAAAAGAAATTGCAGAGTTTAATGAAGACAAAAAAGACCTTGCTGAAACAAAAGTGCGCCTAGTGCGCGAAGGTAAGGCACACTTCGATAAAGTCCGCAAAAACTTTATCGAAAGAAGTGCTAAAGCAATCTCTGAAACAGTTGACTCAGCCCTACGTGGAGAAATTAGTCAACTTAAAGAAGATATTGACGCAGCACGTCAAAATGATTTTGGTAGAAAGATTTTTGAAGCATTTGCTAATGAATACATGGGTTCACACCTAAACGAAAAATCAGAAGCCAAAAAGTTATTGAAAGTTGTTGATGCGAAAGACAAACAAATTGCAGAAGCAAAAGAATTAGCAATAAAAGCTAAAACTATTGCAGAAGCAAGAGATGCAGAGGTTAAGCGTCTAGTCGAAGCACAAGAACGTTCAAAAGTAATGAACGAACTTATTGGACCTTTAAGCAAGGACCAAAAAGACATTATGACAGACTTACTGGAATCAGTTCAAACTGCAAAACTACGTTCTGCATTTGATAAGTATCTTCCATCAGTAATTGATGGCAATAGTCCAGCAAAGCAGAAGGCACAGCTTACAGAGGCAAAAGAAATTACAGGCAATAAAGAAACACAAAGTTCTAACTCACCAAGCGATCACAATGTCGTAGACATTAAACGCTTGGCTGGAATATAAGGAGAAGAAAATGTCAGAACTATTAGAAAGTCGCTGGCAGGAGACAAAAAGTGCCTTGACTGAAGGCCTAAAAGGCAACAAAAAAGCTGTTATGGAAACAACTCTTGAAAATACTCGTAAGCATTTGATGGAGACTGCAACAGCTGGTGCTACTTCTGCTGGTAATGTCGCAACATTAAACCGTGTGATCCTCCCAGTGATCAGACGTGTTATGCCAACCGTTATTGCTAACGAGTTGGTCGGCGTTCAGCCAATGACTGGTCCAGTTGGTCAAATCCACACATTGAGAGTTCGTTATGCAGACGCATTCAACTCAACAAGTGGAACAGATGCCGCAGCAGGCGATGAAGCTCTTAGCCCATTCAAAATTGCTGAAGGTTATTCTGGTGCAGCTGATGATAAAGCAGCAGCTACATCTGCACTTGAAGGTGCAGCTGGTAACAGACTAAGCATCCAAATCTTGAAGCAAACAGTCGAAGCCAAATCACGCAAACTAAGCGCACGTTGGACATTCGAAGCAGCTCAAGACGCTCAGTCACAGCATGGTATCGACGTAGAAGCAGAAATCATGGCAGCACTTGCTCAAGAGATTACTGCTGAAATCGACCAAGAAGTAATTGCAAGCCTAACATCATTGGCAGGCTCAGCAGCTGAAACATACAACCAAGCAGGTGTATCAGGGACAGCAACATTTGTTGGCGACGAACATGCAGCTCTTGCAGTTCAAATCAACAAAGTGTCAAACCTAATTGCTCAGCGCACACGCAGAGGCGCAGGTAACTGGGCTGTTGTTTCACCAACTGTATTGACAATCCTGCAATCAGCAACAACTTCAGCTTTCGCAAGAACAACTGAAGGAACTTTTGAAGCACCAACTAACACAAAACTAGTTGGAACATTGAACAACGCAATGAAAGTATATGTAAACACATATGCATCTTCAGATGATGTTCTTGTTGGCTACAAAGGCACAAGCGAATCAGACGCAGCAGCGTTCTACTGCCCATACATTCCATTGATGAGCAGTGGTGTTGTGCTTGACCCAGACACATTCGAGCCAGTTGTATCATTTATGACTCGTTACGGATATGTTGAGTTAAACAACACAGCTTCGTCTCTTGGTAACGCAGCTGATTACCTAAGCAAAGTTGCAGTAACAACTGCAAACCTAAGCTTCAGCTAAGTTATACAAACTTTAAAAACTTAACAAATAGGCCCTACGGGGCCTATTTTATTGAGTAAATACTGCAAGGAGAATCGCAATGTTTAAAGGACAAGTATACAAATTTACTGGCAACACAGGAAGTATTAGACCTAAAGAGTTTGGACAATCTAGACAAGATGTTTTATTTAAAAACACAGAAAAAAAATTTAAAATAGGTGATAAAGTTTTGTTTACATACGAACTGCAAAATGGTAGATGTTGGGCGGTTGTATTAGAACATGACACATAATAACCCATTTTTACAAAAAGGCTAAATACATGTGTCAAGAGGAGAGCCTCTCGATGAGGACTTATGCGGACCCACCCGCGTAGACCTAGAACGTCAAAAGGAGAAAAAAATGGGACGTCCAATTAATAAAGATAAAATCGGATACGGGTCAGGCCGTATCGCAGTAAGTCGCCACTATTTTACAGGCGGGTCAGAAGCAACAACAGCAGCACACATTGTAAAACAAGTTGGAGATGCAAAATTCATGATCAGACTAGATTCTGATGCAACAGGAACTTTTTCACCAGCAGCAGGATCAGCAGCAAGCGACGAAATAATGACACTTGTAAACAAAGCAAACGGTGCAATGAGTGCAGGCGAATTTAGAATCGATGCTGTAGGTTCAGATTCAACAGTTTATCAAGTAACAAAATTACGCAATAGAACTGTGCAATTAGAAGGCAGCGGCGGAGCGGCAACTGTGACTACAGGAGACGGAGCAATTTATAACATTGGTTATGACGCAAGTGCTTTAGAAGATAGTAACAACCCTAATACGACTCTTAGTGTAGCATTACCTCGCCAGTCATAAGTTAGGAGTTACTTAAATGCCTAGCGCCAAGATAAGTGAATACAACGTTGATCTGTATCGAGTAAAAATTAATGATGGTGGAACTGTAGATTTCCGTGCTGGAGACGGACTTACTCCTGCGACCACAGGAACATTTAATTTTTACGGCAATTTAAACGTAGTTGGCACTACAACAACTTTAGATAGCCAAGATTTAAATATCACAGATAATGTAATTGTCCTTAACAATGGTGAAACCGGAAATGGTGTTACATTAAACACAGCAGGATTTATAATCGATCGAGGTAATTTTCCAGATGCAAAACTTTTGTATGACGAAGATGTTACTTGGTATGATTCAAGAACTGGAGGTGTTGATGCTAACAAAGGTGGTTGGGTATTTAAAGACAACAATAATCAAACAATAGGTATTTTTACCAATTTTGTCGGAACGTTTGCTGATGACGATTTAGTTTTACTAGGCGAAGGACAAAATGTTGTTTCTGTTAGAGGAACAGTATCTTATGAGAAACAACTATGGCCTTATAGTGGAGATGACATAACTCCAAATGTAAACTTAGAAGATAGACTTTCTGCTCCATATGACGATGATGCTATTCCAAACATTAGAGCAGTAAAAGATTATGTAAAAGCATACAACGCCTATAACTTTACTGATACAATTGAAAGCGGAGATACAACTGTATCTGTTGCTGATCAAGACGAAACCAGTAGTCAAAGTTTAGCAATGATTACTGTAGATAGCAGTGAAGTTGCAAAATTTTATCAAGCAAGTATAGAGTTATTAGAAGTTAAAATTGAAACAAATAGAATTTCAACTATAAACTTAAACTCAAACGTTGTTATAGAAGGCACTGGAACAGGTAGTGTTGAATTTGGCACTCCGGCTCTGTTTCCAAAAATTACAGATCCAGTAGCACCAAGTGATGGCGTAAAAATTTACGCAAAAACCGAAGCAGACGGAGGAACTGGTATATATTTTATAAACGAAAACTCAACGCAAGACGAAATTATTAGTAGAAACAAAGCACTATTGTATAGTATTATATTTTAAAGGAAAAGCAAATGGCAATTAACAGTAACCTAATATTAGCAACAGACACAACGATACTGTTAGTCCCTGCTGGCAAAAAATATGCAATTACAACAATAGTAGTGTGCAACTACGCTACAACAAGTGATGTAAGTTTTAATAGTAGTTTTAACATGCATGTGATACCAAGTGGTAGTTCAAAAAGCAACGCTAACAAAGTATTGAATACAATTGATATGCCAGCTCAGGAAACATTTTCGTTTAACACTGAACGTCTAATTTTAGAGGAAGGAGACTCTGTAGTCTTGAATAGCCCTGACTCAAATAGATTGAGCGCAACTATAAGTTATTTGGAAGTATAAATGGAATACGTAAAGAAACAGAGTATATATCAGAGAAAAATTGACAACAACGAGTTGATCATTAACAATGACGGCACGATTGAACTTACACCGTCCACAGGAACAGTGAAAGTTGCAGGTGACTTGAAAGTTACTGGATCAAGCTCAGGTCCAACTAACGATCTTATATACTATGTTTCTTTAGAAGGTAGCGATGACAACGATGGTAAAGGTGCAGGCGCATCAAGAGCCAAAAGAACAATTAAGTCAGCAGTTGAAGCAGCACCAGCAGGTGCAACTATTCAACTTGCACCAGGCGATTTTTACGAAGACAATCCAATTACGTTAAAAGAGCGTATGACTGTTAGAGGTGATAGTTTACGTAACTGTCAAATTTATCCAAACAATCCTACTAAAGATATTTTCTTAATGGATAATGCTTGTTATATATTCCAAGTAACATTTCGTGGTTTGAGAGATCCAGGTTGGTGTGCAAGAATTAGAGAAGGTGCATTAGTAACTGTATCTCCATATGTTCAAAACTGCACAAACATGAACGGTCCTTGGTTAAACGATGGAACAGAGTTTACTCCTTTTGTTACAGAACAAATCGAAGGTGTTCCAGCAGGAGCAAGACCAATAGAAAACGATCCAAATGTTCCACTTGCAAAACGTGTTAATACTAACGGCGGCGGCAATGGTATGTTGGTTGATGGTAATGATTATGATCAACGTTCTTTGGTGTTCAGTTTCGTTGCTGATGCCTTTACGCAAATTGCTCAAGGTGGTATTGGTTTCCATATTACAAACTTTGGCTATACACAGATTGTTAGCTGCTTTACAGTTTTCACCCGTATTGGATTTATGGCTACAAAAGGTGGCTACTTATCAATTTCAAACTCAGTTAGCGACTTTGGCACATATGGTATTATTGCTGATGGATTGTTTGACAAAGTATATACAACTGCAAGACCATCACAAACATATACATCAAATGTAGGTAGTGTAACTGTAAACAGCACAGGTGCTGGATACACAGGAACACCTACAGTAGTATTTGATCCACCCGAAGAACCAGGAGGAACTACTGCACAAGGCACAGCAAGTGTTGATTTGTTGCGAGGAGAAGTAACAAGTATTACAGTTGACGATCCTGGTAGCGGATATAGAAGTGTGCCAACTATCACACTCGTGGGTGGCGGATTTAGTTCACTAGCAACTGCAACAGCTAACCTTATTAAAAACCAAACTATAGAAGTGAACAGTTTGCGTGATATTCCACAAACCGGTAGTATTATAAAGTTTGAAGGCGACTCAACAGTATATTATGTAACTGGCAACAATATCACACAACAGCCGTTTATATATGACGAAACTGTTTGTAGAAGAGATGTTGCAAGAATAATTGATGCAATTATGGGTGATGTTGCACTAGGAACTAATTATCAAAGTATCGCAGCAGGTAGAAGCTATCTTAGAGCAAATAGTGCAAAAGTTCTTAACCAACAGTTGGCGCCTACTATATACGGAATTGAAGCAACTAGAGACGAAATACTTGCACGTATTCCTGACAGTGATCCTGCAAATGAACAGTATAGATACGATGTAATTGAAAAAACTGCAATCATTACAAACTTTATTGCAAACGAAGACAGTAGTGCTGCACCTGATATTGTATACGATGATACAAATGCAAGTAGCCCAGGTGCTGTTGCTGCAAAAGATGCTATTATTGCAAACAAAGATTTTATTGTAGAAGAAACAATAAAATACATTGCAGAACAATTTACAAACTTGTCATACGATCAAGAAAAATGCGAAAGAGATGTAAGACTTATAACCGAAGCAGTTGCATACGACACTGTTCTCGGAACAAACTATAATAGTGTTACAGCAGGACTTGCATATGCAAGAGCAAGTGCTGATGTTTATAACACTACTTCTTCAACTACAGGATCTCAAACTACTGTAACGGTAGCTGCTTACAACTACCTTAAAGGATTAACATTAGCATTATCTGATGTATCTGCTGATTCAACAGCAACAACACGAGTCACAGCAGCATGGGACGAAGTTATTGACATTATTACAGGTAGAGCTTATAACTCTGCTACTTGTAGAAGAGATGTTGGTTATATTGTTGATAGTGTTGCATTTGATGTAGCACTTGGAACAAATTACAATGCTGTTACTACAGGATTATCATATCAACGTGCAAATAGTGCATACGTTTTGAGTGCTCAGTTTGAACAGACAAAAGCATCTTATCAATATATGAAAACACTTGCAACTGGCACTTACATGTCAAATGCGACTGCTGAAGCAAGATCAGATGCAGCGTTTGATGAAATTTTAGATATTTTAGAGAATGGTCAAGTCAGCACAGATGTTTCAGCAGACACTATTACTTGGACAGATCCAGGAACAAACGGTAGCGCAACAAATTCAAGAATTCTATTACAAGCAAACAGAGATTTTATTGCAAGCGAAGTAAATGCGTGGATTTCAGCTAATTATCCTACTTTTGTTTATGATACATTAAAATGCACAAGAGATACAAAATACATTGTAGATGCAATAAGTTTTGACATTCAATACGGAGGCAACTTTGCAACCCGCAGAGCAGCAGATGCATATTTTGAAGGCACAACAAGCCAGCTACCAGAAAGTCAAAGAGCAATTACTGCGGCTGCATATAACAACTTAGCAAGTAATATTGTAAGTCAAATTGTTATTGAAAACTATCCTGGACAAACTACTACAGGAAATTTAGGAAGTTCAGATGAAGTAGATGATGCAGAAGGTTTAGTAAAAATTATTGCTGATGTAATTACAGCAAATAGTGTTAGCGGCATGCCAGCACTTGTTGAACCAACATACACATGGGCAGCAGCAGGTATTCAAACTGATGTTAATAGTTGGAAAAATGCAAAAACAACTATTCAAGATACTGTAATTAAAGAAATTACAATTGGTAATATCACTAATGCTGATGCAATTACATATCCATTACCAACTGGTGTAATTACAAACAGAATAAACGCAAGAAATCAGCTTATTGCAAACAGAACTTTTATTAAAAAAGAAGTAAGAGCTTATGTAAATCAACAAAATCCAACATTAACATATGATGCTGACAAATGTGAAAGAGACGTTGGATACATTGTTGATGCTTTAATATACGACATTTTATATGAAGGCAATAGTGCTACAAGACAAACTGCAACCAGTTATTTTGTAGGAACTTCAAGCCAATTAGGAAGCACAGATGAAACAACTGCTACAATACAAGCATATACACATTTGCAAGGTGTTGTAACAGGCGTTCTTTTAGAATCAGCATTAACAAAAAGTCCTGGAAACAACGAAATACAAAACACAGCAGGTGACCCTGCAAGTGCAACAGAAGTAGGCAGCGCAACTAGTTTAATACAAATCATTATCGATGTTTTGACTGCGGGTAATCTTGACAGTTTACCTGCTACAAATAGAGCAGTCACTGACTGGGCAGACGCCAGCTTGCAAACAGCATTTGGTTCTATATTTGGTCAACAAGATAACTTTGCCGCTGCATCAACAACTTGGATCCTTGCAAATTATCCAAACTTTACATACGATAGAGAAAAATGTAAACGTGACACAGGTTTAATTATTGATGCGGTAGTAAGAGATGCAAGATTAAACACAAACCATAATGCTATTGTAGCAGGACAAGCATACATTAGAGCAAATGCATCTACAGTGAAAGATGACCAATTGCCTGCAACTATACTTGCAATTAGAGAAGCAAAACGTTTAGCACTCACATATACAACTACTGACACAACTGCTACAACTAGAGTAACAGACGGTTTTGATACTGTATTAACACTACTCGAATACCAAACACTGCCAAGTGAAGGACAAACATATCCAGCACCAGTGCCAGCAAGTCAAGAACTTATTGATGCAGCTAGACAGCTACAAGAAAACAAAGCATTCTTGCAAGAAGAAGCAATTGCATACATTAACAATCAATACTTTGTATACGACAGTGCAAAGTGTGCTAGAGATACACAATTAATTCTAGATGCAGTTTGCAATGATTTAATTACAGGGTCAAATTATAACAGTATCACAGCAGGATTGTCTTACTACAGAGCAGTGAGCGCATATGTTATTAGCGATCAAATAACACAAACAATTGCAGCAATTACACATTTAAAAGGCGAAGTTGCTAATTTAATTGCATCAGATAGTGCAAGTGTTGCAATTTGTAATGCATTATTTGATGAAATAATTGACATTATACAAAACGGCACAGGCAATGCAGACGCATTGAGTTTTCCTAATCCTTCTGGAAATGCAAACAGAAATAATGCACAACTGCAACTACAAAATAATAGAACATTTATTATAAGTGAATTAATAAGTTGGATTACTACAAATCTTCCAAATTTAACTTACGATCAAACAAAATGTGAAAGAGACACAGGATATATTGTTGATGCAGTAAGTCATGATATTATGTATAACACTAACCTTGCAAGTATTCAAAATGCAAGATCTTACTTTGAAGGCAGTGCAAGTGTGTTACCATATGATCAAAGAGATGGCACAGCAGACGCACTTAATCAGCTAGGGGTAATTTTACAACAGATTGTTGTTGGAACTTATCCAGGACAAAATACAAGTGCTGGTAATGCAAGTGCTACCGAAGCTACACAAGTCAACGTGCTTTCTACTATTGTAGAGGATGTAGTTAGGGCAAACACACTTGAAATATTGCCAACTGAAACTGCTGTTGACGAAACAGGTGCGTCTTCCACAAGAATTGCAAGCAGAGATTTAATACAATCAACTGGCGACAGCTCTAGTGCTGATTTAGTCCAAGGTGTAATTGATTATATCAATACAAATCAAAATGGATTTAGTTATGATCAAGCTAAATGTCGCAGAGATATTGGATATCTTGTTGAATCAACAACACACGATCTATTGTATACAGGAAATGTAAGTTCGTTGGCAACTGCAAGAAGCTATTTCCTTAACGGAGATAGTCAAGTATACGGACAAGAAAACGAAACAGCTGATGCTATTACAAGAGTTAAAACTGTTGCTGCTCAAGTAATTCAAGGTATAACAGTAACACCAACTGCAGGAAACACTGAAACACAGTCTTTGGTTGGACCATATGGAACAAGTGCTGAAGCTACAACTTCTAACAACTTGTTCAACATTACAATCGATGCTATTACAGCAGGCAACTTGTTGAGCACACCAAACGATCAAGAACCTGACACAAGTTGGGTAACAGTGTCAACAAATATTGCACTTGATGCACTTTCAACTGCAAATACAACAATACAACAAGGCGTGATTGACTTTATTAGAGATAACATTATTGGATTTAGCTACAATGTTGCAAAGTGTGAAAGAGATACAAAATACATAATTGATGCTGCACTTTACGATATGATGTATGGTGGTAACAAACAAACTCGCAGAGCAGGAGAAGCATACTATACAGGAACAATTCTTGCAGGTATTACTACAGCAGGTAGTAACGCTGACCAAGAAGGAGTTACAGAATTTGCTTACAAACATCTTGCAAGCATAATGAGCAAGATTGGCCAAAACCAAAAAGTTGTAGCAAGTGACGACAATAGTTTGACACAAACCTATAATCCAACAGGTGGAACATCAAGTGCAACACTGTCAATTGAAAACAATGTTACTAAGATAGCCGAAGTTATATCTCAAGGCATATATCCAGTTTTACCAAATGAAATTGACCATGATTATGCAGCAAATGCAGAAACTAGTGCAAACGCAAAGCGTGAATTAGTATTAGCAGACGCACAAGCAATTGAAGATGAAGCAATAAGGTTATTAAACTTAACATATGGTGGTGTAGCAGAACTTGATGTATTTCCACAAATCACATATGTTGCAGAAAACACACTTGGTAGTATGCAAAACGTTTCAACTGTTTCAACATCAGGACATGCTTTTGAATATGTAGGTGCTGGCGTTACTTATAACGCACTTCCGTTCTTTGGCGGTAGTGCTATAGCAGAAAACGAAATTACAGAAACAGACAACGGTAAAGTATTTGCAGGCGGAACAGTTGACCAAATTGGTAACTTTAGAGTTGGTAACTTCTTTAACGTAAACGCACTTACTGGTGCTATTACACTTAATGCAGAGGAAATTAGTTTAAGTGGTATTGCAAGTATTGGACCATTTAAACGTTTTGGTATTCCAGTTGGTGTTGAACTTAAAGAAGTTAGCAACAGTTCAGATTTGAGAGCAAGCACAGGTGCAAGCGACATTAACACTGTTCCAACACAAGTTGCAGTTGTAAACTATGTTGAAAATAGATATCTCAACAAACTCACAGGTGGAACTGTATTAGGCAATGTAGAAATTGATGCTGATCTTGCAGTAGACGGCGGCGATATTACAACTACAAGCACTACGTTTAATTTGTTAAATGACAATGCTAACATATTAAACTTTGCCGGCGGCACTACAAACTTAACAATTGGTGCAGTTGGTATCGGAACTACAAATATCAAACACAATGTTGATATTGATTTAGATCTAAATGTTGACGGTGGTGATATTACAACAAACCGAATTGATACGTTTAACTTGCTGAATGCAAATGTTCAAACTGTAAATGCATTTGGAGATGCAACTACTATTACAATGGGTGCTGTGTCAACAGACAGTGTATTCCAAGTAAACAGTGAAATTGTAATATTCAACAGTGTTGGCACACTACAGATTCCAGTAGGAACAACAGCACAACGTGGAGCCGACTCAACAGCAGCAATTGGACAAATACGTTTCAATACCACAGACGAGACATTTGAAGGTTATGACGGTGCTAACTGGGGAACATTAGGCGGTGTTAAAGATGTAGATCAAGATACATTTATTCGTCCAGAAACTTCACCCGGCGCAGACGAAGATACACTTGAATTCTTTACAAACGGTGTTGAGAGAATTACACTTGATCCAACAACATTAAGTATTAAAGATTCAATTCTAACAGAATTTGATAACACCACTGAAAGCACAGCATACAATGTTGGTGCAGTGACAGTAGCAGGCGGTGTAGGAATAGCAAGAAACTTACATGTTAGAGGTTATATCAGTGGTAACGAAAATGATGTATTACAACTTACTGAAAAAGCCACAGATGAAATCTTTATTCCAGCTAACACTATTAGAACAACTGATAGCTTTAAAATTATTAGCAACGAATCAGATAGTGCTGCGGATAACATAGTTGATCCAATTATACTTGCTCACCATAACCAAACAGGCGGTGCAGCAGTTGGCGCAGGCATAGGACTACCATTTGAACAAGAAATTACAAATAACAACTATGTTACTGCTGGTAGAATAGATGTTATAAGCACTGATGTTACCACTGGTGACGAAGATTTTGACATGGTGTTTACAACAAGAATTGCAGGTGCAAGTGTTGAAAAACTTAGACTAAGTGAAACAACAAGCACGTTTACAACTAATGTTCAAATCGATCAAGACTTGTTTGTAACTGGTATACTTGACGCAGCAGGATTTAGAGGTAGTATTTTTGCAGACGATAGCACAGAAATGCTTGATGCTGTTAACAATAGAATTATTGTTACAAATCTTGATGCAGGCACACTGACACTTGTAACCGACCTTGAAGTGCAATACGGAGGCACGGGTGCAAGCACATTTACTACAGACGGTATTTTGTATGGTAATGCACAAAATCCAATTCAAGTTACTCCAGCAGCAGGAACAAGTGACGCAAGTAACAGTTTCCAAATTCTTACTGTAACAAGTGGTAGTGATGCAACTCCAGTTTGGACTGACACAATTGACGGTGGTAGCTTTTAATTAAGCTACTACTTTACTTTCCTTCATAAATAGTAGTAACGATCTCTATCGTTTTTAATTGGGCGTCTTAGGACCTGACCCGTTACCTATATAGGAGGCAGCCATAATGGCAACAACAATTAGACACAAGCGAAGTGCGGTCGCTGGTAATCAACCTAGTGTAGCACAACTTGAATCCGGCGAATTAGCCATCAATACAGCAGACGGTAAAGTTTATCTACTTAGAGATGATAACACTGTCCAAGATATCACAAAAAGAATTTTTGAAGGAAATACTGAAGTTAGAGTAGATGACTTGTTAGATAGTGCAAGTGCTGAAATCAGCATGACTGTCAACGGCGACGAAAAAATGACAGTCACTAACGCAGGCTTCAATATCAAAGACGACCTTGACATGGAAGATTTTGGTAAAATTACTTGGCGTGAAAGTATTGCATCTGGTGAAGATGGTATTAGTATTCAAGCACCTTACAACTTGCCTAATAGTTATAATTTGACTCTGCCTCTTGTCAATGGAACTGTTGGACAAATACTTAAAACAGATGGTAACGGACAACTAGAATTTGCTGATGCTGACGTATTTGGTGGTAACGTTATCTACGTTTCTGCTGAACAAGGTGATGACGCTAATGACGGACAGAGTGCTCCGGTAAAAACTGTTAAAAGAGCATGTAAACTTGCTTCCGCATTAGTTTATAACCCTAGCGGCTTAGTCAACGGAACTAGAGTAAACATTAAAGTTGCTGTTGGTGACTACACAGAAGATAACCCAGTTATTGTTCCTGATAACGTTGTTATCAAAGGTGACGGTTTGCGTGGTTGTATTATCCGTCCTGCAAATGCTAACTTGGACATGCTACGTGTTCGTAACGCATGTTACTTTGGTGAATTTACATTTAGAGACGGGGTTGATGATAACCAAGTTCCGTTGATTACATGGGATTACGCTACAGTGTTTGACGATCCAAATGCTACTGATGTAACTGACCGTGCTGAATATACAAACTTGCCAAATACAAAACCAACAATTGTTACTTCTCCATATACACAGAACTGTTCAATTATTTCGTTCTTAGGAGGTAGTGGTGCTAAAATTGACGGTGCATTAGTTGAATCTCCAAACGTTCCACGTTACAATATTGAGGCTGAGAATCCAGTCATTGGTTCTATACCTGAACAAGGTAAATCAATGGTTGCTAACGCATATACCATGCTTTCATTTGGAGGCACAGGTTGGCGACTACTTAACGATGCTTATGCACAGATCGTGTCTTGTTTCCAAATTTTCCTACTCAATGGTGTTTATACACAATCAGGCGGATATTGTTCTATTACCAACTCTGCTACAAACTTTGGTTTATATGCGCTACGAAGTTCAGGCTATTCGCCTAAAGCATTTGAATTTGACCGTGCTCATGTTGTGTCAACTGGTGCTAGTGAAGGTAAACAAACTATTACTATTACGGGTATAAATCGAGATGCTCCAGTTGAAGAATTTGTTTTGCGTTTTAGAGATCCTGGTTATAAATTTGCAAAACTATTAATTGATAATAAAAGAGATGAAATTGCACAAGATGTAGTTGATTGGGTAAACTTACAAGTTTCTAATGCAGCTGGCTCGCCAAGTATCTACGCAGGATTTAGTTATAACGAAGCAAAATGCGCAAGAGATACAAGGCTATTAGTAGATGCTATTAGATATGACGCTGCATTAAATTCTAATGCTAGAACTATTTCATCTGTATTAACTTACTTCAACGGTAGATTTGATCCAACTCTTTTTGCTACTCAAAAAGAGCAACATATTGATGCTTACCAAAATGCTAAAACATTTACAGCACAAATTATACAAGATGCAACTTTTGAATCAAGATCTGATGCACTTTGGGACGAAATA